CTCCGGCCTTCATGAAGTCGGCCGGATTTGGACTAGGTTGGACAAATGTGAGAGCAAAGATGGGTTGTTTTGACCTAGATTTCGTAGTGGAATCAGTGCTCTTTCGTGCAGCGCAGGTACAGCTGCAATCCACGGGGAACCAAGAGGCACTTGGTCCGTGGTTGGTTAAGACCGGGGGTAGAAACTCCTCGGCAACGATAAGCGAGTTCCCTAGGCTCGCTACTGAAGCTGCATTCGCAGCGTGTTTGTGGGATGAAGCTACCCGTTTCGGAACGGGGGTCGGTGTTCACGCTGAGCCGGTTGTGATCCTTGGTTACAGTGCCGGTAATACCGACGTAGCCCCACATCCACTGTTTCCGTATAAGATGAAGGGAGGCGGCGAGCGTTGGCATGAGGATCAAGTGATGGCGGTAGGCCTCCTTGACGGAATGCCAATTAACGTGGCACCTTGGAGTCACACAACAAAAGGTGGGCATTGGCAGGATGCGCTCAAGCACCGCGTCGCGCGAACCATGGGGGTCGAGAATATTTCCGACCATAACATGGCCGCGCTAGCAGTGTCAATGGGCAATTTCATAGTCGATTGTCTGCCCGAGGTGGAGTTGCATTTCACCGCGATGTGGGACAAAGAGGCCTTCCTTCGAGTCTTGGAAACTCGCAAGGGATATACTCGTTCTCGCAAGGACGAGCTTATACGCGCCTTTGACGCAGCCAGGGAAACTGGACGTGTTTCAAAGTGGGTAAAGACTTTTACTAAGAGGGAGTTTTACCCGTCGGACAAACCGCCCAGGGCCATTAATGCAAGGAATGATTCATTTAAGGCATTAACTATGGCCAACTGGCAGGACTTAGGTCATTTCATCTTTCATAACGTAAGTAACTTCACTAAGACGGTACCTGAAATAGATCGACCACGCTTCATTCAGGAGAAGCTGGGAGACTATCCAGTGTTTTTCGTGACCGATTATAGCCGATTTGAAAGCACTTTCCGCCGAGAACTCATGGAATTAGAGTTCATGATTTATGAACACTTTGGGTTGCCAGAGTGGTGTTATAATAGTCTATCAGGGACGAACACCATTTTTGGAGAAACGGGAACTGCTACCATCGAAGCTAAACGGATGAGTGGAGAAATGAACACCAGTTTGGGGAACAGCCTCATGAACTTCTTCTTCGTGTATCACATTATGTCGCAACGTGGTCTGAAGTATGGAATTGATTGGGATGGTGTCTTCGAGGGTGACGATGGACTCATTGGTGCAAAAGAACTCCCGACGAAGGAGGAGTTCTATCAGATCGGATGTAATATTGACATCGATCCAATCCCTAGCCTAGGCCGCGGTGGTTTTTGCGGTCTTTATTACGGTGATGAGCTATCACCGGTTGTTTCACCACAGCATGCTTTGCAAGCCCTGTGGTCGTTGACTTGCCCGCTTAATGGCGGAGATCGCGTTAGACGCGAGTTGCTAAACGGCAAACTCTTGGGCCTCTTATTTAGGGCCCCCGGTTGCCCGATCATATGTGCGTTGCAAAAGAAGTACATGTCAGGTGAGTTCCGAATTAAACGGTCGTACTGGGGAGAAATTCTTCTCCGCAGGTTCGGGATGGACCTAGACGGCGCAGATTATTGGATGAAAGGTACAGTACGGGCTGATATCATTGAACCAACTACGCAGCAGAGATTGGACTATGCGGACATTTTTAACATTAGCCTGGTGGAGCAGGTTGAAGTTGAACGTTCCATAGCCAGAGGAGATTGGCGTCTCTTCGAGTCTGTAGTGGGCGATTACAATCCTGATGCACTGCGCGCTTCTTCGTATATATGTCGCCGGTCCTCGGTAATCAAGTGATTACATAGCATACAGAATATGGATGATCTCAGGAAGATTATCAACGGTATGGAGGACATAGCAAGGGCTAAGAACAAGCCCCGTCAGCTAGGCAAGTTTGTGGGTATGGACTTTCGCGGTCCACGAGGAAATCGTGGAAATTCGAGAAATCGGAAACCGAGTCGGCGCGATAAAGTCACCCGTTCCTCTGCGCCCCTCGCACGCGGGCGCAAGAGTGTTACGTCGGGAGGTGGACAGGTAGTTGAGAGAGCGCAGCAGCGCTTCGAGGTGAGAGCCAATCAAGTGGCTCTTGTCCTACCTTCAAATCCAATGTGGTGGTATGACTGCCGCATGGCTTTGCAATCTCAGCTCTATTATTATTACAAGATAGAGCGACTCACCGTTAGGTGGGTTCCGACTTGTGCTGCGACCCAGGGTGGTTCCATGACTATTGGAGCCCTGCCGGTCGGATCGTCTGTTTCAGAGTCAAACCTCAGCAAGGAGCTAATGGCCAGCCCAGGAGGTACCCAGGCTAAAATCTGGGAGGAATTCTCGTTTTCAGTCGACTTGACGCCGTACAATCAGTGGTACAACGTCAAAACCATGGTTAGCTCGGACTCAGTTCCATTCATGGTTTTCATGGTCAGCTCGGAAGCTGACCCTTCTAGTCTTGGCTACGCAGTAGTTGACGCGTCGTACCGGTTCTACGGTACCACGACGGGCAAGAGCGGAGTCATGACGAACCTTGGGGAAGCAGCGCCGGATTTCACAACCGGCGTGACGACTAACGTCACCCTCAAGGTACTGAACGTTGGGAGTTTAGCGTTGGTGCTGAACTCAATTGACGTCGGAGATCTAGGTCTCACCCCAGGCGACATGCTCTTTTGCACGTCCAAAGTGTCCGGCACCTCCACCACGTGGAGGTCAATTCGGTCTGGATTGCCCACTGAAGAGGGAATCACGGCTAGTGATGTTTTGGTTGAAGTGCTTGAGTGGTCGCGTACGGGTGGGGACTAGGCAGTCTCAAGAGTAGAGAATCGTGTATGATGTCATGCATGGATTACTAATGGAGAGAAAATATTGTTGCAGTTCAACTGCTGCATTGTGATGTTGTGGAGGATTCTATTGGGCCTGTAGCAAGGATGCAGGCGGGACGAAAGTCAGCGGGGATGGAATATTCCCCTCAATAGTTTAATTAGAAACACAACTATCAACGCAATGGAGCTTTAGCTGCCACTCTTCCTGAGGGGTCAACCGTCCCCGAATACGTTGCCCTAAGTAAGACATGGGTTGACGCACAGCGTCCGTATCGAAAGGAGTGAGCAGTTAGCAGCAATACCATAGTAATAGCCATCATCTCAAAGCAGCGTGGCAATACCCGCGGTGTACCTATCTTACCAGTTGTACACCACAGCCCTGGCTCGTGAGTGCGAGCATTGTGAGGAGCGGGGATTCAAATCCACGTCGCGCGATTCAACGAAAGCAGAGACACCGGACCATAGTTCAGTCCGAGTCTACCTAAAACGCATGCGGCACCATGCAGATCCCCAGGTGGACCTAGGCGGGGAGGACGGCAACCTAAAGCCCGTTTTGTCTGTAGACACTCTCCAGGAGAGTTACCCTGGAAAGCAGCGGAAAACTAGCAAAGTTCACCGCACTAATGCGCCAAATTGCAGTAGCGAT